TTGTATCGTCAGATTGGTGAAAACCTGTGGGCAACGGCTGATTGTTCAATGCCTGTATTACCTCACACGATGACGCAAATGCGTAGCTCGAATGGTGACATGCGATATGCCGAGCCGGTGGATATTGATTCTTGGCTGGTGGTGAAAGATACACCTGTGACTCTGCTGGATGTTTGGAATTTTGAAGCTGAGGAAGGTCAGACATTTGCGCTGACGGATGAACAAATTAAAGAATTACAGCGTCTTGTGAGTGAGTACGCGGAACAACTATTTGAAGAGGTGGTTTGAGATGAATGCACCAGTAAAAACAGAAAATCAGGTTGCTGAGCATGACCCTAAGTCGATCAAAGCTTATGTATCAGACGCAAAAATCCGCCAAAAATTTGAAGAAGTTCTTGGTAAAAAAACTCAAGGCTTCCTTGCGTCAGTTATGCAGGTGGCGAACCAGCCACAACTTAAAGGCGCAGTACCAGCAACTGTAATCAATGCGGCAATGATGGCAGCAACAGTTGATTTGTCAATCAATAACAACCTTGGTTTTGCTTAC